GCTCAAGGTCGCCCAGCCGCTGCTTTTCCTGCGTAGTCAGCTCGCCTGGCGTGAACTGCACAACAGGCCGGCCGCCGATACTGACTGTGCGAGTTGTGCCCGCTTCCTTGTTGCGAAGCGCCTCCAACTCCTTCTCTGCCTCGCTGCGGATGTCGAGCCCCAGGATCGGGGCGAACTTCTTGATAAACGCTTCGATGAACTCGGCTAATTTGAAGAACGAATTGCCCGCCAGCTTGATGAAATCGAGCAAACCCTGAGCCACCTGCTGGGCAATCTGTTGCGGCCCGGCCTGCCTAATCACGCCAAGAAGGTCTTGGGCGATCTGGCTAATTGGACCCGCAAGCTCGCCGAGGATGGCGCCGGTCAGTCCCTTGACCGTGGCGAACACGGCGGCGAATGAGTCGTTCATGTTGTCGATCGCCTTGACGGCATCTGCATCGACAACCTGGCCGAGCGCAATGGCTTCCTGACGCATGCTCGTGAGCGCACCAGGGCCGAGCGTGAACAACTCGCCAAGCTCAATGCCGCCCTTGCCAAAGAACTTTACGGCTTGAGCTGCCCTCTCTGCCGGATCTGCAATGCGAGAGATGGCATCCACTACCTGCTCAAACTGCTGCTCAGGCGTGGCGGCCTTAAGTTCCTCGAAGACAATGCCAAGCGCTTCAAAGTTTTTTTGTGCTTTGTCGTCAAGCGTGGCTTTACCGATGTTAATGGTCAGTTTTTGAATCTGCTTGGCAAAAGATTCCACGCTTACGCCCGTGTCGGCTGCAGCCCTGGCGTACGCCTGCAAGGCTTCAACGCCAACGCCTGTGCGGTTGGCCACGTCGTTCAAGGCGTCAAGCTCTTCGCCCACGCTGAGGGCAAACGATGTCACTGACGTGACGGCCCCTGTAACCGAGCTGGCAAGGCTCGTGAACGCAGCCGTGGCAGCGCGAATGCCGCCCAGGGCCAGCTTGCCAATCTCAATGTTCTTCAGCGTGCTCAGATCGCTAGACGCTTTCTTGCCAGCCTCGCCCATGGAGTCGAGCTTCTGGTTTACGTCGGCCACAGCCTGAGCCAGCTGGGCCGTGTTGGCGCTGATCTGCATTGCCAATCCAAGTGCTGTGCTCATGTCATCTGCCGTCTAGGTCGCGCTTCATTTGGGAAAGAACGTCGAGTATCTGCGTCTGGTGTTGCGGAGCTGCTTCGGTTGGGATGAAGTCTGCCGGCTTTGGAACGTGGCCACGCCGTGAGTACGGGGCCAGCATGGCACTGGCCAGCACACCCATCTGTGCCCATGAGTTGTCGAGCGGCTGGTAGTAGCGGGCAAACGCCAGCCACTCGCTCAGCTCTCGACTGTCCATCCGCTGCTCGAGCTCGCCAACCGTCATCCCGAGATGCCCGGCCAGCATGAACAGGAACCGCCGCGATGGCCTGGCGTTAAAGCTCGCCGGCTAGTTCGACTACGTCCGCCTCCGTAAGTTTGTTGTGCTTCTGTGCCACATCGAACAGTTCACCCATGACAGCACCATCAAGCGCCGCCACCTCTTCCAATTCGTTGTCTTGATAGAGTCGCACGCCGTGCTCGTCGCAGAGAGTGCGAGCAAGGTAAAACGCCCGGAAGTTGTCAAACTTCGTAACGCCCTTGTTGCGGATGTCGAGCCAAGCCAACTCCCAAGCATCACGCTCGCCCACGCTTAGCACTCGCACGTACACGTCAAGGTTCCATTCTTTCACGTGCACTTTCAGCGGCTTGCGAACGCTCGCGGCCTTGATCTGTTCTTTCAGTCCCATGGTTCAGTTGTCCAGAAGTTTGAATGTGACGGTGAACCGGGTGACGCCGTTCACTTCGTTCGCCACGCTCAGCGACTCCCATACTGCCTTGTTGGTCAAGGATTGGCCGCCGCCACTAATCGCCAGGTCGCCACGCACGCCGTAGTTGCTGGTGGCCGTGTTTGCGCCGCCCAGGCACTCGACGCTGCACGTGCCGGCTTCGTCTGTCCAGATGACGCTGCGGCCCTTCACAGCGCCGCCGCCGTAGGTCCACGAAAGGCCGGTAACTTCGACAAACGGCGTGCCGTTCCAACTCACCGCCACGTTTGTGCTGTAGCTAGCCACGGGAGGCTCCCTGTGGGCTACGGCACCTGGAAGGCGGCAGAGCCACGGACAGCGTCATTCACAGTCAGCGTGACGCTGGAAGACTTGCAAGTGGAAGTGACGCTCAGCGTGATGCCGCCAGTGATTGCCAGCGTGCCTGTCTGGCCCTGCGCAATCGGCGTGCCAGAGGCTGCCAAGTATTCGATGGTCACTTCTTTGCCGGTGTCTCCAGCCGAGCCCTTGAGCGGACGGGCCAGCGTAAGCACCGTAGCGCCGGTGGTTTGCCCGAGGTGCGAAACGTCGATCTGGTCTGCGGAGGCCTGGTCGGTGATGCTGTACGTGATGCTTGTGACGGTATACGTGCTGCCGGCAAATGAAAACGTGGTGCCGGAACCGTCATGGGGCGTGTATGGCATGTCTTATCCCTCGCTCCACCAAACGTCGTAACGCTGCGTCACCTGATAGACAGGCGGGAGATCCGCTCCAGCCAGCTGGACAAAGTCGTCGGATTCGTCTTCCAACGACGCTTGCTTCACTTCCGTATTGTCGGAACTGCCGCCGTATCCATCCAGAACCAGCCGCATGGCGTCAGACACGCGGCGGGCCTCTTCGTAGGTGGTGCCGTAGATGCTGTATTCCACGCTAACCCGAGGCATGCCAGCAGGCGTTCCAAGCGTCTGCTCCCGCTCAATCGCTGACCGTCGCCAAGTGACAAACGGAAGAGCCGCTGACGCAGGGGCAAGCACGGGGTAAATGCGAGAGCCCAGCAACAGGGCCACGCCGGCGTCCGTGACTAAGGCAGTGCGCAGAACAGACTCTGGGGATTTGAGCGGCATGGCCTAGAAGGGCGTCGGCCCTGGGTTAAAGTCTCTGCGTTTAACAGGGAAATTGGCTGCCAAATCTTTTTGCGCCTTAAGCAGTGCGTTTGTCATCTCGACGGCAAGCTGAGCGCGCATCGTTCCAAGCGACTCACGGTAAGCAGTCTTAACTGGTGGCTGCCCCTTCTTGCCGCCAATCGGCATTTCGGGAATTTTGAGCAGCTCGCCGCGTGGTGCCTTCTGGAAAAACGCTTTCGGATACTTGGGCGACGTGTTTACTCGGACGACGCCAGCGAACTTTCCTCGTTTTGCCACCCTAGCAATCTTGAACGGGCCGAGTGTTTTAAAGCTTGACGCAATCGACGCACCGCCACGCCGTGACGAAGTCTTCACCAGACGCTCTTTTGTTCCAAACTCCACGAAGCCCGCGTGAAACGCGCGATCCTTTCCTTTCTTTACCGAGCCGCCGCGTGCTGATTTGTTCTTGCCGCTTCCAGCTGCAGTGAATCCAACCAAGCCAACTGCGTTTCCGCTGACATAGGTTTTCACCTTGCTTGTGATCGCACGAGCCAGATTGCCAGTTGGCCCTTTGCTGACGTTGCCACGCAGTGCCTTAAGGCCAGGCGAAAGACTTTTACGGATGGCCGCGCCCATGTGCTTGCGTGCGAGACTCGGCCGAAACTGGCGAAAAGCCTTCTGCAATTCCCGCAGCTCTGGAAACTCCACTTTCACGTCGATGCCGCCAGCCATCACGTCACCTCTTCGCAGATGGCAACGTGCTCGGCCCGGTTGTTGTACTCGAGCAGGCTGACGATGTTTAGCGTGCGGGATCCCCACGAGAACCGATCGCGCTGCGTGAGCCCAGGCAGATAGCGGAGCCGCACGCGGTGCGTGATCGTGGTGTCTTGCTGGCCAGCCGCCAAAGCCTCACGGGCGCTCACACCTTCCACGCTTGCCCACACTTCGGCAAAGTCGCTCCACGACAGCACGGCTTCGCCGAGGCTGTTACGCGCCGCAGACGCCTGCTGCACCGTCACCCGCTCGCGGAGTTTGCCTGGGTCAATCATGTGCCGTAGAGCACTAGGGTGTATGAGGCGGTGCCGGCGGTGGTGTAGACATTCGCCGACCCGGACTGGCGTGCGTCCACGAGCGTCGCTTCGTTTTGCCTAGAGACAAGAACGGCGTCACCTCCCCCTAGCGCTGCAGCAACATCAAGAAAAGCTAGGGGGCTTGCTGAAAACGCAAGCCGTTGCACTTGCGAAAACGACACGGCAGAGCCAGCTGCGTTTTTGTACGCGGTAGAGTTGAAGGAAATAGTTGCGCTCGCCGTCCCTACCGTCCCCGTCACGATCGCCACCTTCCCTGTCGTGTACTCCGTAGCCTCACGCAGCGTGACTGTCTTCAGCGACTGCACGCCGATAGACGTGGTCGTGTCGCGGAACTCGACGTTTACGGAAATCGTCCCGGATACGTTGCTCATCGGTAAGAGCCCCAGCGTTGTGAGTCGAGCAGGGATTTCACGCCATAGGGCACGTCTTGCGGCACGGCACCAGTGGCGACAGCCGCCAAGCGGCTTTCGTACCAGTGGGCAGTAAGCATCAAGATGGCGTGGCGGATCGCCGCCGGTACACTTGTGCCGCTGGCCCCGTATCCGCCCCACCAGGTCACGCTGATGGCGTTGTCATCCTGCAGGTGCGGCGGCCAGGTCTGCCCGTACAGCGTCTTCACGGTGCCCGGCACGCCGTCACGATCCACGCGGTAGCTGGCCGTCGAGTAGGTAGACGTGGTGCCGTTCTCAAAGGTGAACGTCAGGGCAACAGCCGTAGTGGTGCCGGCCGTCGCCATCGGCGGGCGGGGCAGCTCGATGTCGTGCGTGCCGTCTGGCGGGAACTTGTCGAAACGCATGACCCACTGGGTATGCACCAGCGTGCGATCAAGGTACTGCTCGCACCACTCACGGGCCGCCGTGATAAGCGAGCCGATGTAGGCATCGTCGGTGGCCGTGTCGACTCGCAGGTGGGCCTTGGCCTCCGCGAGCGTGACAGGCTCAACGGCTGGGGCGGTCTGGCGAGTCAGGCTTCGATATTGCACGGCGGCGTTTCCTCGGGGTGGCGTCGGCCGTTTCGGCGTCTCGCTCGACGGCTGCCGTCTCGATCAGTTGTCCCTGCGTGTCCTCAACCGCCACGCGCTGGGCGAGCAGCTGCGTGGCCAAGCCACCGGAAATCTCAACAGTCTGCCCCTTGCGGTAGCCACGCCACGCGCGGGTAAATGTGATTTTCCTCATTGCGGCACACTCCATGCAGTTTCGGGTTTTTTGCTCGTGTTCGTGAAATCCGTAGTCCACTGGAAAACAGGCTTGCCGAGATCCCGGCCAGGCCACGTCACCACGTACTCACCGTGGCCGAGAACCACGCGGGGCGTGACGAACACACGGTTCCCGCTATCGCGCCAGTTCCGCCAGAAGTAAATGTCGGGATCGA